TAGAGTTTGAAATTGAAAACGAAGCCGCCTCAGAAGAACAACCACAGCTAGATCTTGGAGATGCCGAAGATGTTCAGCAAAAAACCCAAGAGCAAGGGGTGGCAGAAGAAACTGAAGAAAAAGAATCGGGCGCACAGAAGCGTATTCGCCAGCTTGTTCGACAGCGTAAAGAGCGTGAGCAACAGATTGCTGAATTGCAGTCTCGCCAAGAAGCTCTTGAAGCTAAACTAAAAGAACGAGAAACAGACTACGCTAATAGTATTAAGAATAATCTTGATAACAATGAGCGTTCAATTGCCGATAAGTTAGAAATGTCTAAGAATGCTTATCGTCAAGCCGTTGAAAGCGGAGATGCCGACAGGATGTTGGCTGCACAGGAAGCTATGACTATTGCTCAAACAGAAGCTATGCAGCTTCGGCAAAGTCAACACGCATATCAAAAGTACCAAGAGGAACTTGCGAACAGCCGTGAAGCAACACCTGCACAGCCAGCAGCAGCAGAAAACTACGATCCTAAAGCGATTGCATGGGCTGCTAAAAATCCTTGGTTCGGACAGGACAACATTCTTACTCAGGCTGCGCTTCAGATTGATGCCAGCATGAAGGATGAGGGGTATGACCCATCAGACGAAGAATATTATGAAGAGATTGACAAAAGACTTTCAAGTGCATTTCCTTCTAGGTTTGATGCATCAGAGAAAGTCGAAACACGGAATGAAGCACCGAGCAAAGCTTCTCAAGTTGTAGCAGGAGCGTCACGCACTCCCAATCCTAGCTCTGGTCGCAAGGTTAAGTTATCTCAAGAAGATGTACGGCTTGCAGAGAAATGGGGGATACCACTTGAACAGTACGCAGCCGAAAAGCTTAAAGTAGAAAAAGCAGACGGTGAGTACACCAGTATCAACAATCAGCGTGGAGGTTATTAACATGGCACGAACAACAGTATCACGTAGTGAGGAGTCTCGTGAACTCAATTCTAGAGAACAAGACTATGAATATAGGGAACCAAACCTTCTCGATATTCCTGAATCAGTTGAGTATCGTTTTCTTGACCAAGGCTTAAAGCTGCGGTGGATTCGTATCTTATCACGGAATCAGGATGATTATCGAAACGTAGGCAAACGTCAGGCTGAAGGTTGGGAATTTGTTTCTGTAGATGAGGTTCCAGAGATGGCTCATTCTTCTTTCGTGAGAGAAGATGGACGGTATGAAGGCACGGTCTGTCGTGGAGACCTAGCATTGGCAAAGATGCCTTTGCGTAAAGCTGAAAGCCGTAAGGCATATTATCAGAATCAAAGTAAGGAAATGGTTGACGCAGTTAATGCCCAGCTAATGAACTCAAGTGATTCACGTATGCCAATTCGTAACAATAGTAAAACACAAGTTACTAGAGGTCGGCCTTCAAAGTTTCAAGACTAATCTTGAACAGGGTCGGTAACTAGTAGTGTCATTTAATTTAATGGGAGAAAAAATATGACTGCAACACTAGCATTGTCAGGCTTCCGACCTTCTCGCAAACGTGGCGGTAACATGAACAACGATGGGCAAAATGAGTACCCAATCGCTTCTGCTTACGCCGCTAACATTTTTACAGGCGATCTTGTCCGTATTAATGCAGGGAATGTTGAAGTCATTACAACTGTAACCGAAGTCGTTCAGGGTGTATTCATGGGATGTCGTTACGTAGCTAACGGTGAGCAGAAGTTCAGTAAGTACTGGCCTTCAGGCACATCAGCTACTAATGCATACGCCATGATCGCTGACGATTCTCGTGCCGTGTTTGAAGTACAAGCAGATGCATCCGTAACTGCTGGTGATCTTCACGGTTCTCAAAACTTTGCTGTAACACTTGGATCAGGTTCTACATTTACAGGACAATCTGGACATGGTATCGCTGCTGCAACTCGTACATCTACGATTGCAATGTGCCGTACTCTAGATTCAGTAAATGAGCCAGGCAATGATGTAGCTAACGCTGCTGAAAATGCTTATCTGAAACTAAACGTACGTTTGGTACAGCACACTGACAACTTCCACGATGCAATCGTGACTGCACCTACATCAGGTGCGGACCCATCATTCTAAGTAAAGGGAGAATAACTAATGGCTATTAATAGAGCAAGTATTGCAAAAGAGCTACTCCCCGGTCTTAATGCCGTATTCGGCATGGAGTATGGGGAAGTTAGTGACGAACATGCACCGTTGTTTGAGACTGAAAACTCAGATCGTGCATTTGAAGAAGAAGTATTGTTCACAGGATTTGGTACTGCACCTACTAAAGGTGAAGGTGCCGCTGTATCCTATGACGATGCACAGGAGAGCTACACTGCTCGCTACACACATGAAACCATTGCTTTGGCCTTTGCGGTTACTGAAGAAGCAATGGAAGACAACCTGTACGATACCTTTGCGAAGCTTCGTGCACGGGGTCTAGCACGTGCAATGGCGAACACCAAGCAAGTAAAAGCTGCAGACGTTTTCAATAACGGCTTCAACTCTACTTACGTAGGTGGTGACGGTGTAGAATTGTTCTCTGCTTCACACGCAACCATTGGTGCTGGAAACCAGTCCAACTACATTGGTGCTGTTGACCTGTCAGAAGCTGCTCTTGAAGCTGCTCTGATCCAGATCTCAAAAGCAAAAGATGACCGTGGTATTCTGATTGGTCTGCAAGCTAAGTCTTTGCATATTCCTTCAGACCTCGCATTTGTTGCTGACCAGATCTTGAACAGCACAATGTCAACACGCATTGGGGTAAACCCAACAACTGCAGCAAACGGTGCGACTAATGTTAATGACATTAACTCAATCCGTAATCAGGGTCTTGTACCAGGTGGCTTCTACGTGAACCGCCGCTTTACAGATACTGATGCTTGGTTCATTAAGACTGATTGTCCTAATGGTGCTAAGATGTTTGTTCGTGCGCCTCTACAAACCAAGATGGAGCCAGATTTCGATACTGGCAATCTCCGGTTTAAGGCTCGTGAGCGTTACAGCTTCGGTTGGTCAGACTGGCGTGGGTTCTACGGTTCCGAAGGAGCGTAGTGTCTAACCAATAAAAATAAAAAATTAGAGGGGTGTGGCTTTCATATCCCTCTTTTTTTGTGTATAATATAGTCAATAGTCCATAAATAACTAACTAATTAACAATGAGGAAAACATGGCTACAAATATTAAACAAGGTTTTGTTACTGGTAGTGGTGCCGTATTAGATACGACAACTGGTACTACAGTAACCGATACACGTATTAAAGGCATTACATATTCTGGTATAGGAACATTTACTATTACCGGAAGTCAAACAGATGCATATGGAAATGTAAACGGTAACAATATTAAATTTGTTGCAACAACCGTTGTAGATGCAGGAGACATTATGATTCCTGATTTTGGCATTAAAACATATGGTCCTGTAAAAGTTTCTGCTCCTTCATCTACAGCAACAGTAGCTATTTATTATGGCTAGTTATACTTATCTTGTAGACGATATTACCCAAGCCTGTGAAAATGATGGCACAGAGTTCCAGACCTATATTCCTAAAATGGTTAATAGGGCTGAAGAACGTATGACACGTGATCTAGATGATTATGGTTTAGTCACCTATACATCAGTTGCCGTATCTGCAAATAATAATCGTATTACTTTAGTATCAGGTACACGAATAGTAAAAAATTTCAATGTTACTACTTCTGCAACACCAACAACTGATCCCACACGTATACATCTTTTACAACGTACAGACGAATTTATTAAAGATTATTGGCCTGTAAGTGCAAGCACAGGTACGCCAATATATTATGGTAGACGTGATAATACTACAGTTATTATTGCTCCCACACCTGTATCTACTTTAAATGGTGAGCTTGCGTATGTAGCTAAACCAGTAGCCTTAACGACAGCAACCCCTAATAATTATTTTTCAGATTTCTGCTATGATGCTTTGTTTAATGCTTCAATGGTAGAAGCTATGATGTTTATGAAAGACTATCCAACTGTACAATTATTTGAACAAAGATATGCTCAATCACTACAAACATTACAAAATCAAGCAAGACGTACTCGTAGGGATGACATGGAAATGCCAGCAAGTCCTGCAGGTGCAGATAATAACTTGCGAGTAGGAGCAAACTAACATGATGAAAGCAGGCGTTAAAAAAGCAGCAGTAGAAGGTGCCATTAAAAAACAATTCGGATCAGATTCAGAAATGGCAAACACAATGATATCTGCTATGAGCAAAGCAGGTGGTAAGGGTGGTGCAATGGGCAAACTTGCTTCTTCAGGTGCTATGAGTAGCGGTGATTCTATGATGGAAATGTTAGGTAAGCTACCGCCTGAATTGAAAAATAAATTAATGGCAGATCGTGCATCAAAGGTAGCCGTTAAAAAAGGTGGTAAAGTTTCTAAAGCTAAACCCATAAAGGCTAAACGTAAATCAACAAAGACTGTTAAGAAACAGTCAGGTCATAATAGACTATATTAAGGAGAAAATAAAATGGCTAAAAAACATACAGTAAGTAAAGGTGATACAGTATCTGATATTGCTAAATTGTACGGTGTACGTATACAGGATATTATTTCTGCAAATCCAAATCTTAAAGATGTAAACAAAATTAGAATTGATCAGAAACTAAATATTCCTGCAGCTAAAAAAGGTGACAACAAAGGATCACAAGGTCCGTATGGTCGTACATCTAAAACAGAAATGAATATGATGCGTGGTGATGGTGAATCATATACACGAGGTGTTCGTGCCAAGATGAAGGCAGGTGCAGAAACTTCGCCTACACCTAAGAAGGCTGCAGCTACTAAAGCGGCTAAAAGTTCTGCTACACCTGGTATGACAAAAGCAAAAGCTATGATGTCATTGCCTAAGTCTAAGCCAGATATGAAAGCTAAAGCTGCTAAGTCTGAAGCTGCTAAGTCTGCTTCAATTAAACCAGCTACTAAAGCTATGAATAAGAAACTTGACGAAGTGCGTTCACGTTTCCGTTCTAATAAGTCTTACGGTGGTAAGATGGTTAAACGTGCTGGCGGCGGCGGTATGGGTTGTGGCGCAGCTATGAAAGGCTTTGGTGCAGTAAGGAAATCCTAATGGCACTAAAATCGGGCAAGTCATCTAAAACAATTAGCAGTAATATACGTACAGAAATAAAGTCTGGAAAGCCACGCAAACAGGCCATAGCTATTGCTTTGTCTAAAGCCGGTAAATCCAAACCTAAAACTGTTAATGCTAAGTTAGGTGGCAGACCTGTTAAGCCTAAATCTAAAAGCACAGTCAATAAAGCAGGTAACTATACCAAACCTACTATGCGTAAACGCTTATTTGAAAGAATTAAAGCGGGTACTAAGGGTGGTGCATCTGGTCAATGGTCGGCACGTAAAGCACAGCTATTAGCTTCTGAATATAAAAAAGCAGGTGGTGGGTATAAAACGTGATAGAGTTTATTCTTGTTGTTTATATAGGAGCAACAAAGATAGATGAGACACAAAGATTTAAAGATGTAGATAGATGTTT